TAGATTCTCTTCTACGAAACCCTGGCTCTTGAGAGCTGCAATATCTTTAGGGTTTGAGACTTCATACATTCCACCTTTGTCAGCTTTGTAGCGTCGAACGCCTGACTGACTCTTGATGTTTGTTTCTTTAACGAAACCGTCGCGTGGTACTAACCGTGCCATTTTGCCTCCAAAGTGATAAAGGGAGAGAGCCGAAGCTCCCTCCCCCTATCTTATTCAGTTTTCGACTATGCAGCTGTGATACCTGAAACGATACCGTTCCAAGCAGGAGCCTGACAGAAGAAGGTACCGCGGAAGTAGGTGCTGAACTCATAAGCGAACTGAGTTACAGGCCACTGGATACCCATATAGTCCTGGACGAGGTAGTTAGACCATACGTCTGAAACCTCTGTGTCAGGAATTGGGAGTGTCCAGGAGATAACTGGAGCTACGCCCTGTGGGAGCCACGGGTGGACGATTAGATCCACTGACTTGCCAGTTACTTCATTGACGATACCACCGACGACAGAACCGAGGATTGCTCCTGTGGTCTCGTCCTGGGTGATGTTGAGACGGTAGTTAGCGTTAGCTGCACCCTTGATTGAGTCAGAGAGCTGCTTACGGTCTGAACCGTTGATGAGGATAGCGTCTGGATCAGCCTTTACAGAGTTGTAGAGACCAGCGAATACTGTCTGGAACTCTGTTCCAGGGTTAGTGTTCGAGAAGGCGCCAGCGATATTGTTGATAAATCCGCTTGATGATCCGAGGAGAGTAGGAAGGATTCCGTCATATCCTGTTGCATAAGCAGAGGTATCAGATGAGGCGCGTGTTGCGACTGCACCTGAAGTTGTATATGGAGCCTGGTTTCCTGTTGAGGAAGTTGCAGATCCACCGAGAGTAAATACAGTGCTTGTTGTACGACCCTGGAACTTAGCGTTAGCTGCACCAGTAGTTGTACCGACATAGACGTTGTATCCAAGAGCACCAGTTACAGGTGTGACAGTGACTGTCAAAGCCTGTGAAGAAGTTGCCTGTGATACGACAGAAGTAAGTACAGACTCACCGAAACCTGTTGAAGATACACCAGCGTCAGCTGTGACGTAGACGTAGTAGGTAGCGTTAGTAAGAGCTGTGACTGATCCTGCTGGAGATACAGCTGCGAGAGTTACTGTGCCAGGAGCTGAAAGAGCACCTGAGTAACCTGAAGCAGTACCGCGAGCCATCAACATCATACGCTCTTCCATCAACATTGTTGCGTAGAGAGTAGAAGTTGATGAGAGCTGACGGAGATCCTGGTAACCCATACCTGAGAAGTTAGCGTCGAATGAAACGCTGTCAGATAGTGAGTAAGAGTTGTAAGGCAAGACAATATCGTCCGCTGTGTAGCTGATCTTTGGGCCACGCTCGAAGTTAATTGAACCGAAAGCAGTAGTTGTAGTTTCAGATACGCCAGGCCAGATCTGTCCTTGTCCACCAGTACCAGTACCTGTGTAACCAGTAATGCGCTTGATACGGTGTGAAGTACCGACGCCCTTCTTACGAGGGATACGGTTACGGAGAGGTGTTGGACGTGGTGTCAAGAGCTTTGCAGGTGCTTCCAAGTCGAACGCAGCGAAAGAAGTGCTGAGTGGGCTAGTAAGCGAAATATCCTTCTGAATATCCTGCATAGCAAGGCGCTGAGCTGAGATGGCGTTATTAAGGCCAGCTAGAGCGTCAGGTGTGAGTGACTTTGTTGCAGCCATAGCTTCGAGAGCTGCGACTGGATTTGCTGAAGGAGCTTGTCCTGGAACGTTTGTACCAGATGAGAGAGCCTTTGCAAGCTCACCCTGGTATTCGTCCATACGAGCTGCTGCCTTCTTAGGCGAGCTGACGTCTGAGAAGAGGTCAGTAGCCTTTGGAGGAGTTAGAGCCAATTTGGTTTCCTTTGTTTAGAGGGGTCGGTTAATTAGTCCTGGTCGTCAGACTTGCCAGCCTTAGAGAGAAACTCCTTCTCTAGTGCCTTATAGCCCTTGACCAAGATTGGGTCAGATGTTGCTGCTGCCTTAGCGCGATATTCTGCTGCCTTCAGCATTAGCTCGTTTGTTTGTGTGACAGCAATACGTCCAGTGCGCTTTGGCCCACCAGCTACTGCTGCCGACTTTGCTGCTACGAGCTCTGACTCAAGAGCTACCGCCTTTTCCTCTGCTGCTTTTGTAGCAGCCTTTAAGGAAGCGATCTCTGCTCGGACTGATTCAGTCGCCGTCTTTACAGCTTTCTCTACGATCTCGGTTACTACTTCGTCGTCGAGAACTTCAGGTGCAGCTTCCTCAGCTGCTGCCTCAGCTTCTACAGCTGGAGCTTCTTCTGCAGCTACAGGCTCTTCGCCTTCTGCAGACTTGATTGACCCAGCGTTTTGCTCTGGGGTCATAATGGTCGCTGTTGATACGTTAGCTGTTGTAGCGATACCTGCATTGTTGCCAGGGATTTGTACGGTTGTCTTACCGTGATCCTGACCAGGCATACCGCAGCCACACTCTAGGCACTTGCTGATCGAGGCTGACTTCGCCATAGCGCACTTCATACAAGGAGACTTATCGCAGCCACCGTCTTTAGCGCAGGCCTTACAACCGTCGCAGTCGCAGCCCTTTGAGTCGTAATCGCTGTCAGCTTCTTTAGCTGCCATTTCGATTGTTGATCCAGCCATATCGTTTGTCTCGCCTTCTTCATCTTCGCCGTCTTTCCAGCGAAATAGGTGCTTGATTGCTTCAATTAGCTCTTCAATATCGTCACGCTCGTCTGAACCGTCTGCCATTTCGCCAGCTTCTGTGATGATGAGCTGAGCTAGAGCGCGACGAGCTGTGTCGTATGACGCCTGGTCGAACTTGACGGTATCTCCGTTAGCTGACTTAACCAGCTCTAGGATTGTTTCTGCTAGGACTGATTTAGCCATTGGTGTCTCCTTTGTAGGTGTTTCTGTTTCGATTAGCTCTTCTGGGACAGCTGAAAGAGTGCTTTCGCCACCGACTGACTTAGCCAATACGAGCTGGCAGGTAGGGTTAGCTGGACGATCAACGAGTGAGAGCTCAACGATCTGACCGTCGATAATACGACCGTTAGCAGCCTTGTTATCGCGTACTACGCGTGGGCCTTTGATTCCGATTGAAAAGCCCTTAAGGACTTTGTGCTCAACTTTGAGGATAGAGTTTTTATCTACGACTTTGGCTGTGACGTAAAATCCGTCGCCCTTTTCTTCGTATTCAGTAGCGACGCCAGCTGCGATAGAGCTGTGCTGTTCGCGGATATTTCCACCAGACTTAAACCATTCTGGCATAGCTCGCTTGAGCCAGTCGTTATCGCAGATCTGCTGGTCAATGTCCAGATCGTCTGAAGTAGCTTTCCCGTAGACGGTGAGTGTGCCGTCGTCGTTTTTGTCATATTTGAGAATATCGACGTAAGAGGTAGCAAAATCCTGGGCCATTATTTCTCCTTATGCCGAATACAGCACTGAGACAGCGCCTGTAGAAGTACCAGCTGCTGAAATTGCATAGATAGATTCGTTGCCGTGTAGCCAGATCTGGAAAGTGCCAGAAGTTGCAGCGATAAGGTGTCCACCGTTAGCGCCAGAAGCAGCTGTGATATTGGCGTCTCCGATATAAACCGCAGCTGTATCACGGTTTTGGATTGAAACAGCGACGTATCCGACACCGTTAGGCAAGGTAAGGAGAGGAGTAGGCGTTGTACCTACCGTGACGTTATTGTGAACGAGAGCCATAAGAGTCCTATCTGCGTGTGTACAGAAATTGTAACGGTTTCACACGCCCCCTGCTTAGGACTTAGGCGCTAGCTGGGAGATATTTCCTAGCTTCAGTTTCTGTAGCAGGCCAGATCTCGTCATTACCTACGAAATACCACTCGCTTACACGTTTTGTTGAAGCCCAGGCTTTACCGCTAGGGATAAGCCACTGTTTTTGAGACGTAAGGATCTTGCCGTCAAAGGTAGCTTTATAGACAGCGAATACGCGCTCGGTATTTTGACCAATAAACCATTTTGTAGTCATAGATTGCCTCCTTCTCTTCGATCATAGCCATAAAAATCGGATAAATCAACAGCCTTACCGATTTTTGGCTCGCCATAATTTGTAAGCCCTGGAGGAGTGCTCAGCGTGGCGCTGTTAGCGACCATTTGAGCGTTAAGAGCTTGAGCTTCTGGGGTTGTCTCGTCCATTTTTTGATATTCTTTGTAAATAGGGTGATTAGTTTCTTCTTTCATAGCTAAAGACTCAGCTGTGTGGAATTGGAGCTCGATCCTGTTGCCAGACGGATCTGTTAGGGCCATATTTACACCTTTGTAATTTGAGCCCTCTTGCCAGTAATTCTTTACGCGCACGTCGTAGCCCTGGTTTTGCAGATCCTTTTGGACAGCTTCAGCTGCAGCTCGGTAATTAGCTGGATCTGTAACCATTGTGTATCGGTTAGCGTCACTAATGGTACGAGCTACTTCTGCTGGAGTTTTACCGTCTTTGACACCTAAAGCAATTTTAGAAGTTAAAGATTCTTGAGTTTTTAAGCGAAAATCTAAACCTTCTAATTTTGTACCGTGTTTATCGGCTAAATCTCTCATATTTTGAGTTAGTAATGGCTCAATACCTTTGGCGTGAGAGTAAAGGGTCTGAGCGTGAGAAGCTGCTTCAGCGCCGTGTTTATCCTCAAGCCCACCGCCACCAGACCCAAAGCGACCGCGCTCGTCTCGAGCCTGGTCTGGGTTGTACTTAGCTAGGTCAGCTACGACCGCCATCTCAGAGTCGTCTAAACGAGCTGCTATTTCTTCGTCCGTCAGATCTGCATACTCAGGCGTACCGCTGAGATCTGGCATAACTGGGATCACGTCACATTGACAGTTAGGGTGAACTGGTGGCTGAGTATCACCGCTAGGGAACTCGTCGCCTAGATTGACAATTTTGCCGTCATTGTCTAAACAGTCAGCGTCCTGGGGATCATTGACTGTCCATTCGATCTGCTCAACGTTATTAGCTTGATAGCTGTCGAGATTAGCTGAGATCTTTGCTCGCTGACCTTCTGTGATAGCGATTGTGAGAGCTCGTTCTGGTGAGGACAAGCTGTCTCGAATTGCGTTAGCGATTGTTACTGGCGTGTCGCCTCGAGCTATGCCGTCAGCTAGAGCTGTACCGAGTAGATCGTGGCTGTAGTCAGCTATACCTCGAGCTTGAATATCTATCTCACCCAGAAGATCTTTGAGTCCACCTGGCTTTGAGAGTAGAGCTGCAGCTCCTTCGTTACCTGGTGTCCAGGCGTCCCAGTTGATCGTAAAGCTAGGATCGAAAATTGGCATACCTTGAGGGTTGAGCTTAGGCTTGCTACTAGCTGTAGCTACAGGCCCTTTCTGAGCTCGATCAGCCATATTCTCCAGCGCTTCACGCTGACCCAGGACATACATATCGCCATAATAACGAGCTAAAACTTTTTTGTAAGTAGCTAAATCCAGATTTACATTCTTCATAGCCCAGGCGCGAGCGCGAGCGCGAGCTAGGACTTGATCTTTGGTAACAGGTGGATTCGTGTCCATATATTGCGTATAGACACGCCTAGCGTCGATACTAGCTGCAAGAGCAGCGCGGATCTTTACTGCGCTTTTAGCTGCTACACGAGCACTAGCTACTCGTGAGCCCTTGCTCATAGCAGATAGGCCTTGACGAGAGACTTAGCAGTATCCATATCGTTGTCAAAGTAACAGCGATTGAGCGCTTCTCCGACGATTGGATCTAACGCCTTGAACTCAAAGTGACGCGTACGACGCCAGGGTCTGTTAGCCCATTCCATAAATGCGTAGGCTTCTTCTCGAGCAGCTTTACCCATATCAGGAGTACCAAGCCAGACTGGTACTTGATCCATACCTAGTAGCCACATAGCAAAGAGTCTGTGGTGTCCGTCCACGATAATCTGCTTTTCGCCGTCGTCATAGACAAGCGCGTAGTTACGGTAAGGGGTTAGTGCCTGTCCCATAGCTTCAATATGGTCAGCTACGTTAGAGCGATCAAGCTGGGTATCTGTGCCGTAAAGATCCTTTACGTTCACTAAGACCAGCTCAGCCTTTTCCCATACGTCAGGTGAGACTGGGTAGTCGCCGTCCTGGGTGGCAACTACAGGCCAGGGACTAGCTACTGTGTCAGCAAGCTCGTCAGGGTTATCAGAAGTAGGGTGATCTCCAGCTGCGTTAGGCAAGATCTTAAGGCGTGATAGTCCAGCTTTTACCTCAGCTTTAGAAGGTACGCCAGCCTTGTCAATATCTGCAGACTTGACAGGAGTTGGCTCAACTTTAGGCTCAGGCTTTTCTTCAGCTGCAGGTTTCTCTTCACCAGGCTTAGCTGGTACCGCTGTGGTATCACTCCCTGGAATTGGGGCTACAGGGGCTACAGGAGCTGGTTTATCTTGCACTGGAGCGATTGGATTAGTGTCGAGGTTATCGACGCTAGGAGGCTGTCCTGTGGCTGTACCGACGTTGATTATGCCGTCTGGTGAGAAGAGGAATACAGATTGACCAGCTACGAGCATTGGCTGATCTGCAGCTGGAGTGTCAAGAAGTGGAAGTCCGAGCTCTGAGCGTCGCTCGTTGATTGTGCGAGTAGCTCCACGAAGCTCGAGATCAGCTCGCTTAGCTTCTGACTCGTTATCGTGACCTTCAGCGATCATAAACTTAAACTCAAGCTCACGAGGCATACCGAGATAGCTGTAGCTCATATTGGTCAGCATTTTGCCTAACCAGGTAACGAGTGGGCCGACACCGATTTGCTGGGCGCTTTGCTGCTCGCCTTGCTGGTGTCCAGAGTTGCCTAGACCGCCGTGACCAGAGAAGCCGATTTCAGTCGGCATAACGCCAAAGTGACCGCAGATCGAGGTGACGAGATAGGTGTCCAGGATTTCCTTGAACTTCTCGCCATAGCCGTCGAACTGGACTGGATCAAAACCAGCTGGGAGAACACGAGCTCTTTTACGCTGTTCAGTCTGACCTGAGAGATCGTCGTTGATTGAGTCCTCGAGCTGACGTAGCAAGATTGGGTCGTTACCGAAATCAGGATCGACCTTGAACATAAGCTCTGGGAGTACGCCGTTAGTCCACTCAGCTCGTAGCCACTGCTGGCGACGTAGGTAGAGATCAGCTACAGGTAGGCAGCGCTCGACTGGTGAGTTGCCATAGACGCTCATAGCTCTACGGTTACGCACGAGGTAGGTCAGCTCTTCAGCTGTGAACTCTCCGTCAGCGTCTGGAGTTTCATTTGCAGCTGAGAACTCAGAGCGTGGGAAGCCGTAAAGGATTTGCTGGTAAGCAGCTCCTGGTGGCATTGGACGCATACCGCGATCGTCGATCAGTGGCTTAATAGTTGAGCCGTCGAGGATTTGGAGTCCGAATAGATCTCCACCGACTGTCTTTTGAGGCCAGATAGCCCAGGCGTCGAGTACAAGGATTTCCTCAAGAGAGATCATTAACCAGTCAGTAAAGGTAAAGCCGTTAGCTGGATCTGGGTTTTCCCAGAAAGTGCGAGCGCGATAAATGTCATCTGAAAACTTTTCACGAGCTTGCGCCATAGCGCGAACGTGATCTCCACCAATTTCAGCGATAATTTTTTCTGAAGCGTCCTCAGCTATGACAATATCCCAGTCGAGGCCAGTGATCTTTGACTTCAACACTTCAACGCAGCGACGAATAATGTCGATTTGCTCAGCTGCACCACGAAGAGTCTTAAACGGTACGAGCTTCTGCTCTGTAGCGACGTTGATATTTTGAGCTACCTGGTATTCGTAGCGACGTGGATCAGCTTGTCCGTTAGGGCCGACAGGGTTGATAGCGCCAGGAGTAATAGGTAGACCTGGTGCGAAAGGTACGTTACCGAAATTAGGGTTACGTGGGAGAGGCTTAGTCGTATAGCTGTTATCTCGAGCTGCTTGCTGCATTTGCTGTTCAGTCATAGAGACTGCACCAGCAGGCAGGCTAGGAGCCTTTTCTAATTGAGCTTCGACGATCGCTTTTGCTAGACGGTCTAATAGACCCATTGTCTCTCCTTAATAGCGCCTCTCTAATTACAGGCTAGGTGTAATAGTAGCGCTATCCGAGGATTACTACGCGATAAGCATTAGCGCTAGGAGCTACAGAGAAGTTAAGGGTCACTGTATTTGTGGTAGCGCGTAGGTTATCAACGACAACTTCAGATCCATCAGAAACTGTGTACACCTGGACTACAACGTCAAGAGTACCGAGATTGTGAGTGATGGTATAGCTAGTAGCTGAAGTTGAGAGAGTCTGTGAGAACTTACGAGCTACAACTGAAGTATCAACCGAAACTGTGCCAGTGCTGACGACGATACCTGTACCAGCTCCGACAGCTAAGCCAGAAGAGGTAGTACCGAGACCTGAGTTAGTAGCTAGAAGGACAGAAGCTCCACCAGAAGCTGCCTGGAGTCCACCAGTAGAAGTAGGGTTGAAGCTGAAAGTGTTGCCTGAAAGAGTAAGGCCGTTTCCAGCTGCGTAGGTGCCAGCGCCTGAAAATTGTGCGAATACGATCGCTGTTGTACCGAGCGTGACAGGAGCGTTAGTAGTACATACCCAGCCTGTGTCAGCCAGGGTTGAACCTTCTTCAACGAAGGTAAAGGCGCCTGGTACTTCTGTGCCAGCGTCCATATCGGTAGAACGTGTAGGCGCTCCAGAGGCATTGACTGTATAGATACCGTTTTCAGACTGTGTAGCCTGATTCTTGATAAGGATACGATCGCCAGTTACAAGAGTAACGCCGTCGATTACCTGACCGTTAGCAAAAGAAGTAGCAAGTGTGCCAGCTGTTGTCGTTGCAGCTCGTACAGAGCCCTTGACGTCTAATCCCTGTGCAACGCTATCGACGTAATTCTTTGTAGCTGCGTCTTGAGCTGCTGTAGGGTCAAGAAGGTTAGTGATCTTCTTGCTGTTGAATGAAACGTTAGCTGCTGGAGCACCAAAGGTATCGAGCGTAAAGCTAGATGGTGTAAGACCGTGTGTGTGGTCGCCGTGTGCTGCTGTAGTCGCTGTACCAGCTGAGCCAGTAGTTGAGGTGATTGCTACAGCTGCTGTTGATGATAGTGAAGGTGTGCCGTGTGTATGGTCAGAGTGTGCGACTGTTGTAGCTGTACCGTCGCCAGAGCTTGCACCGAATGAAGTCTGAGCTGTTACTGATCCGAAACCAGGGCCTGCGTGTGCGTGATCTGCACGAGCGTAGTTAGTTGAAGTACCGTCTGCAGCTGATCCAGCGATTGAAACGGTTGTCGATTGTCCAGAGCCGAACGCTTCAGCTTGCTGCCAGCTTGATCCGTTTGAGTAGTAGATCAAGTAGTTATCTGTGGCGTAGTAGAAAGTACCTGAGTTAGCTGAGCTTGCAGCTGGACGAGCTCCGAGAGTACCTACTGTAAATCCACCTGTAGGGATCCAGCCGTTACCGTTGTAGTAAAGGAGAGTGTTAGAAGTGGTGTTGTAGTAGATCTGGCCTGTTACTGGTGATGATGGCGCCGTTGCAAGATTCTGGATCTGCGCGTTAAGGAGCTGATTCTGGCTGAGGTCGATATTTACTAGAAACTTGCGTGACATTTCATCTCCTAGATGACGTAGGCAGTACCACTAAAGGCTGAGCTAAAGTTTATCAACATTTGATTCACTGAGGGGTAGCTAAAAGTACCCTCGAC